TTACGGGGTAATGCCAACCGCTGCCGCCACTTTGTCGCCACTTGGCAGCGTTGCCAGAGGATTGAAACGGAGCGCCGTTTCTAGATGATCCGGTGCCAGATGTGCGTAACGCATAGTCATTTTTATATCGTGGTGTCCGAGAATTTTTTGTAAGGCCAGAATGTTTCCACCCGACATCATGAAGTGCGCCGCAAACGTATGGCGCAGAACGTGTGTGAGTTGACCGCGAGGGAGCACGATAGACGTTTTTTCCATCACGGATAAAAATTGAAAATAGCAGTCTGTGAAGAAATTGAACCCATCAAGCGCCATGATCTCTTCGTAAAGCTCTTTACTGATAGGGATGCTTCTGTTTTTCTTCCCCTTCGTTCTGACAAAGGTAATTCGGTATTTGGTCACCTGTGAGCGGGTAAGATTTACGGCTTCACGCCAGCGTGCGCCTGTGCTTAAGCATATCTTAACTACCAGTGCCAGAATTGGGTCCTGACGTTTGCAATCAGCCAGCAATTCAACAATCTGCTCATGGGTAAGCCATGCCATCTCTTTTTCTGCGATGGTGAATTTTCGCATGTTCTCCAGTGGGTTCGGATACGACCATTCGCCCAGACGGGATAGTTCGCTAAAAACACTACTTAGATAGCTTTGCTCCAGGTTAATGGTGACCGGGCTTGCTCCTTTCTTCCATTTCTCGCTGAAGTAGATCTCGCCTGTCAGGCGTTTATCTCGATAGTGGGCAAACATTTTAGAGGTGAGATCGGTTGCAAGAGGATTGCCCAGAGCGTCAACCATCAACAGCAATTTGTCATAGACATGCTGCCCAGCTGTCAGAGATTTACCATGTAGTTTGAACCATAGCTCAACCACGTCTTTCAGTGTTCGACGATCCACTGATTCACCCAGCCAGGGCTTTGCTTCGGTTTCTTCCATCGTGTGGCGCTCAAAAGCCAGTGCTTCGCCTTTGGTGGCGAATTGTTTACGCACACGACGCCCACTTCGTCCGGCGGGGTAACATTCGCAAAGCCATTTCCCTGTGGTTAGTTTTCGTACTGCCATAAAAAGCCCTCATATCAGAGGGCTAAATTTAACTGTATATGTAACCAGTAATCAATGTGTGATTACTATGAAACATACATTGCTAAGCAACATGTAGTTCATCGTTGGCGGAAGTGGCTGCTTTGCGCTCCTGCTCAATAGCTAGAGACTCTCTATATTCTTTCGCCTCTGCAAACATTGTCCAGTGGGCGTTGATGTTCATGTCTTCAATAACTGATTTGATTTCTTTTAAATTTACGTTAAAAAACTCTTTTCGTGAGTTAATTTTATTGACCTGCTTTTCGTTGAAAACTTTATGCAGATGGTTTTCTAATGATGGTGCATCATCACTATAAATCATCGCATGAACATCGAACGAAAAAGGAACACTAGCATCTCCGAGTTCACGAACACGATCAAGTGGTTCAAGGCGGCGTGTCATTCCAATTTTATATACATCTTCGCCAAATGAACCAATATTACTAATGATATAGACGTGGCCTGATCTGGTTTGTTGAGCCATAGAAATAGCTCGTTGATTTTTAGCTTCAGCTTCTTCATATTTTAACTGTAGTTCAGCTATTTTTTGCTCTAAAGCTAAGCGTTGTTCTTCATTTGCAAGCATAAGTTCTTTCGTTGCTTTATTTATAGCTTGCTGAATAGCTTTTTCTTCTTTTTCAGCTTCTTTTATCGCTTTTTCATATTCTCTACGAGCTCTTTCCTCTTCACGAAGCTGTTCTTTAATCCTTCTTTGCTCTTCTTTTTCTTCGAGCATAATTTCATTAACTGCTACACCCCATTTTAGCTCGTTGAGTCTTGCCTGAAGATAGATGTCACTTATTTTTGCGGACCTAAAGGCAGAGCCATTGTAATTTACTAGTTGAAATGCATCTTTTATTTCTTGGGAAAGTTTTCCAAAATTGTTGTGTTTGACTTTTGATAAAATACTGTCAACTCTTCCATTGAAGGCATCCAAAACAAAGTTTATGGCAGTATTACGCCTGTTTTGCTCAACATAATCACACGAAGCAGCTTTATTAGTTTTTATTAATGATTTGGTTAACTCTCTGGCTTTTTGTAATTCCTTGCCTGCATCTGTAAATTCATAATTTTCTGCCAGCTCATCAAGTACACTACGGTTAGGGATGATCCATTCATCACCATAACCTTCAATTTTATTTTTCATTGATTTTGCAACTGCTTCATATTTTTCTGCAAACTCTTTAGCTTCATATGCTGAACCAGCAATCTCCTTTGCTCTTTCTTCTGCATCAGAAATAATTTTTACTGCATTGTCATTAGCATTTGAGATTAGCTCATTTGCTTTATTATTAGCATTATCAAGACGTTCTTTGGCTTTCAGGCGTGCATCGCGAGCGTCTTTGGTGATTGCTATAGCTTCGCTATTAGCGTTGCTTATTGTCATCTGAGCTTGATAATTTGCTTCGTTTACTGTTTTAGCCGCCTTAATTTGGGCTTCATCTATTTTTTGCTTGGCTATTGAGTCCGCATTTTTTATCTTATTCTCTGCATCCATTACTGCGCTGTGCAATTCTTCGTATTGCCACAATGGTGCTGCTCGCCCTTCAAGCTCTGATAATTCTCGTACGGTCTGTGCTAGTTTTTCTTGATTTTCAATCAGTTGGTTAGAAAGGGCTATGTTGTTAGCTGTCAGGTTATCTATAGCCGCTTTGTGTTTTTTACTTTGTTTAAATAATATTACAGCTAGAACAGGGGCGAGAAATGCTAATAAGAGTATAACGATGGCAAATGAATTCATTTTAAAATCCTTTTACTATATTAATTCGAGACTATTGTACTTCTTATACAAGCAACCACTTCAATATCAGAAAATGCACATTCAAAGCTATTCTCTGCTGTTGTAATTTTAATCATTCCTTTAGGAAGCCTTGTGATTTTTCGAATGGAATAGGTTCCGTCGATATTGATTAACCAGTTTCCATCAAGTACTTCAGAAAATTTTTGATCACAAATGTATGTGACGAGTCCATCCTGAACAACAATTGGTGATGAAAGGTTTGCAGGAAGAAATGATGAATCGAAGACATATGAACCGTCTTCAATCATTTTGCCTGCGGCAAGGCGAAACTTAACAAGCTCTTCTGTAGCTGCTGTCAGCGAGCTTTGCTTAAGGCCTTGTCCGGTAGTTAACCATTTGAGGGAGGTTCCTGTTTCAAGAGCACATTGGATTATCCAGTCAGCAGGAAATGTATCCCGCAAATACCTGTTCGCTAGTGTGCTTTTTGATACTTCCAAGTGATCAGCTAAAGCCTGTCGTGTCGTAAAGCCATAGGCTTCGACTAATCGCTCAATCGCAGCCTTACCACCTTTATTGGGATTTATTTTGATCTCACTTGGGTACTTTGATGTTGACATATCTCTTTTGCGATCCTAGTATCAGTTTTGTACCCAATTGGGTACTTGTCACGATTACTACAGGCTCACCACAAGCCAATAGGAGATGTTGCATCATGACCCCTAACATTTCAATAACTCTGAATACGCCACACGTCACAATCGAGCGTTATAGCGAACTTACTGGTCTTTCAATCGACACAATCAACGATATGTTGGCGGATGGTCGCATTCCTCGGCATCGTCTTCGTAAAGACAAGAAAAGAGAAAAGGTAATGATCAACCTTGCTGCTCTTACCGTTGATGCACTTACTGATTGCAATGTTGTATTCAACTAGTTCCATTTTGGGATACATCAGAGGTGTCGACCATGTTTGATTACCAAGTTTCCAAACATCCACATTTTGATGAAGCCTGTCGTGCATTCGCACTGCGCCACAATCTGGTGCAACTGGCAGAACGTGCGGGCATGAATGTGCAGATTCTGCGGAACAAGCTGAACCCAGCTCAACCTCATTTATTAACCGCACCAGAAATCTGGCTGCTTACCGATCTGACTGAAGATTCAACGTTGGTAGATGGTTTTCTGGCACAGATTCATTGTCTGCCATGTGTACCGATTAATGAGGTAGCAAAAGAGAAACTGCCGCATTACGTCATGAGCGCAACTGCAGAGATCGGGCGTGTTGCAGCAGGTGCGGTATCTGGTGATGTAAAAACTAGTGCCGGTCGTCGTGATGCTATCAGCAGCATTAACTCTGTAACACGACTGATGGCTCTGGCTGCTGTTTCATTGCAAGCCCGTTTACAGGCTAATCCTGCGATGGCGAGTGCAGTTGATACCATGACTGGCCTTGGTGCTTCATTCGGTTTGCTGTGAGGTGTTTATGCTGACGAAAGAACCATCATTTGCATCGCTGCTGGTAAAACAAAGCCCGGCAATGCACTACGGTCACGGCTGGATCACGGGTGAGGATGGAAAACGCTGGCATCCATGTCATTCACAAGATGAATTGCTGTCTGAATTGACCACGAGGAAACGGAGAAAGTCCAAATGTATGCGGCAGAAAGTGAAGTGGTTTATCAGTTTCGTTACAGAGGGGAGAGTTATTCAGTACCTGAAGATGATTTGCTCTGTTGCTATCCGTCATTGTCGGGCGATGGCAGTTACTTTTTCACGTTAAAGGATGGGACGTTTTTACGGGGAGAGCAGGTTAAAGAGACGATACGAAAAAATGTATCTCCTCTTGAGCGTTACCGTAAGAACAAAGAACGATAGCTGCGTTTGGGGGATATGAAGTATGGCAATTAATGGCGCTGCAGCAACTGTTCCATTAAGCCCCGGTGAACGCCTGAATGGACTTAATCACATTGCGGAGTTAAGGGCGAAAGTTTTTGGCCTGAATATTGAGTCAGAGCTTGAGCGGTTTATTAAAGATATGCGTGATCCACGGGATATCAATAATGAACAAAATAAACGGGCACTGGCTGCCATATTCTTTATGGCAAAAATTCCAGCTGAACGTCATAGCATCAGCATT